GCTACACCGGGTACATTCGACTTAGACGTTGATGCAAACGGAAGATGGTCTGTTGAGAAGTTCAAAGGTTTAATGTTCCAAATCGAGCAAGAAGCTAACGCAATTGCTAAAGGAACAAGAAGAGGAAAAGGTAACGTTGTTATTTGTTCTTCTGACGTAGCCTCTGCTTTACAAATGGCTGGTGTGTTGGATTACACTCCTGCTCTAAACTCTAACTCTCTAGAAGTTGATGACACAGGTAATACTTTTGCTGGTGTTCTTAACGGTAGATTCAGAGTATATGTTGACCCATTCGCAGGTGCTAACTACTTAGTAGTTGGTTACAAGGGTTCATCTGCATTTGATGCAGGTTTATTCTACTGCCCATACGTACCATTACAAATGGTTCGTGCGGTTGGTGAAAACAGCTTCCAACCAAAAATTGGATTTAAGACACGTTACGGAATGGTTTCAAACCCATTTGCTCAAGGTGACGTTTCTAGCCAAGGTCTTGGAGCACTTACTGCTGATCTTAACAAGTACTCTTCTGTAGTATTTGTTTGCATTTTCTCCTAATGCACCATTAGCTGCTAAGGCTGATGTTCCTCTCGCAAATGGGTTCTCAACAACGCCGTACCTTGTTTTGAATCCGATTTTTGGTTGGAATGTGTCCTCACCAACCGCTCTCACCATTTGTAGTGGAACGTATGGGCAATAGAATAAACCTGCGTCAAATGCTGAAGAACCTTTGTAGCCAACGTTCATGTAGTGAATACCTGAAGATGGTGCAAAATATGGATCGATGAATACTCTAATTCTACCGTTAAGTACACCAGCAAAAGTATTACCTGTGTCATCAACTTGTAGGTTATTAGAATTCAAAGCTGGTGTGTAATCTAACACGCCTGCCATTTGAAGAGCAGAAGCGACATCAGATGAACATAACATGATGTTACCTTTACCTCTTCTTGTTCCTCTTGCGATCTCATTTGCTTCTCTTTCGATTTGGAACATAAGACCTTTGAACTTTTCAACCATCCATCTACCGTTTGAATCAACGTCTAGGTCAAAAGTACCTGCTGTAGATGTATTTTGTTGTGCACCGTTAATAGCAACGATGTTAACTGTTCTAACGATCTCTCTGTTGATCTCCGCTAGGATCTCTGTTGAAAGAATGTTAGCAAGTTCTGTCTCAGCATCAAGACCATGAATTGCTTTAAGGTCTTGTGCTAGTTCCATTGAGTACTCAGCTTTTAGTGCTCTTGACTTAGCTGTAACACTGATCTTCTCAATTGAGAAAGCCATTTCAGCGAAAGCGTTTGAACCGCTATCACCTAAAGCTTCAGCTTTAGCTGTTGTCATACCACCTGCGAAGTTGTAGTTGTCTGCATCTCCGTCTGGCTGTGTACCTACGTTACCAGCTTCCGCACCACCAATAGTTGTATTAGCGATGTCGTCAACTTGTGTTGAGAAGCCTGTATTTGCTTCATTGTAGAATGCTTCGTCTCCACTCTGAGAGGTATATCTACTTCTCATTGCAAAGATTAATCCTGTTGGACCAGTCATAGGCTGAACACCTACTAGATCATAAGCAACAAGATTAGGCATTGCTCTACGAACGAGACTAATTAAAACAGGGTCATAGTTATCGACTGAGCTACCAGTAGCGTTTGTTGGAGCTGCCTCTAAAAGAGAAGCTGGGCCAAAACCTTGCTCTTCTTTTAGTGCTTTTTCTGTGTTCTCTAAACAAACTGCGGTAACTGCTTTCTTGTGACTGTCTCCGATTTCTGGAAGGTCAGCATGCTCGATAATAGGACTCCATTTTTCATTTAATGTGTCGTAATTTGATTGCATGATTGCTCCTATTTATTTACGAACAGTTCTGCTAATTGCAGCACTGTAATTTGCAATTGATTCAGGTAACTTAGGTGAAGTTTCTTCATTTAAGTCAACTGGATCTTGGTCTTCTACGTCTGCAGAGACCTTTGCGTTTTTGTTTCCGAAGTATGATTCTTTCAAAGTGTTAACCTTGTTAGAAAAATCTTCGACGTTATCATAATCTAAACCTTCCGATAGAGCACGGAGTTTTTCAATCTGTGTTTCTGCTAAACCTTCTGTAGCTTCAGCAAAAATGTTCTGTACCTGAGCTTCGATTAAATCGTTGCCCAATGCGATTTTGCTAGATGTTTCCTCTTCTAGCTTTCCTTCTAATTCTTCGATTCTGTTCTGAAGATCAGTAAGAATGTCTGAGTCTGCTTCCTCTGGAATTACTACATTGTGTGCTTCCATTAGACCTCTAAGTCCTGACATGAATGATTCAGCAACTTCTACTTTTAATGAAGACTCAATAGCAACTTGGTTTTCTTCCATCCACTGCTCTGATAAGTAGTTGATATATTCATCTACTTTAGCAG